GTTCAGGTGGATCAGGTATAGTTGTTGTAAGAGGTCCAAGTTCAGTTACATTTGCAGTAACTCCTTGTACTAATTCAACATCAACTCACCCTGGTGGAGATAAATTAGCTACTTTTACAGTTACTGGAACATTGACAATTTCTTAATAATAAATATAAGAAAGATATAAGAAAGATGAACCTAACAAATTATTATTGGTATTTTCAATCAGCAGTTCCTGCTAGAATTTGTGATGAAATAGTTAAATATGGAAAATCTATTTCTGATCAGATGGCTGTCACTGGTGGATATGGTGCTAAAAAATTAAATCAATCAGAAGTAAAAGATCTAAAAAAGAAAAGAAATTCTAACATTGTTTGGATGAATGATAGATGGATTTATAAAGAAATACAGCCATATGTTCATCAAGCAAATGCAAACGCAGGTTGGAATTATCAATGGGATTTTTCAGAAAGTTGTCAATTTACAAAATATGAAAAGGGTCAATTTTATGATTGGCATTGTGATAGCTGGGACAAACCTTATATTAGAGAAAACCCAAACGCACCTGATCATGGTAAGATTAGAAAATTATCTGTAACCGTAACTTTATCAGATCCAAAAGAATATAAAGGTGGAGAGTTAGAATTTGATTTTAGAAATATGGACCCAGATAAAAAACGTAATGTTCATAAATGCACAGAAATATTACCAAAAGGATCTTTAGTTGTTTTTCCTTCACATGTATGGCATAGAGTATGTCCAGTTAAAAAAGGATCAAGATATAGTTTAGTGATATGGAATTTAGGATGGCCATTTAAATAAAGGAGAAATATGAAAAAAAAGAAAAAAAGTAAAAAACAAGAAACACCAAAGTTTCCTGAAATATTAAAAAAAGAAGAATTTTTTAAATGTCCAATATGGTTTGCAGATGAGACCAGTTTTGTAGAATCTTTAAATAAAGCTTCTGATCCTTATATTAAAGCATCACAAAAAAATTTAAAAAAACAAATAGATGAAAGAAACAAAAAGTTTGGTGATAAAGGTGATATGGGCCATGTATTTCATTCAACTACGTTAATTGGAGATCCTGCATTTTTAAATTTACAAAACTATGTGATAGGAACATCACGTAATTTATTACAAGAAATGGGTTTTGATTTAACTAATTATGAAGTGTACATCACAGAACTGTGGGTTCAAGAATTTGCTAAAAAAGGTGGTGGACACCACACTTTACATACACATTGGAATGGACATATATCTGGTTTTTATTTTCTAAAAGCTAGTGAAAAAACTTCATTGCCAATGTTTGAAGATCCAAGACCAGGCAATGTAATGAATCTTTTACCAGAAAAAGATAAAACAAAAGTGACTGATGCCTCATCACAAATTCAATATAAAGTTCAACCAGGCAGAATGATATTTTTTCCATCTTATCTACCTCATCAATATATTGTTGATATGGGATATGAGCCGTTTAGATTTATACATTGGAACTGCCAAGCAATACCAAAAGGAGTATTAAATGTCGTTCAAAAAAAATAAATATAGTGTTTTAAAAAACGCAGTATCAAAAGAGTTAGCAGATTTTGTGTATAAATATTTTTTAAACAAAAGAAATGTTGCAAAAATATTATTTGACTCTAGGTATATATCACCATTTACAGAGTATTGGGGTATATGGCACGACGAACAAGTTCCAAACACATATTCACATTATGGTGACATTGCCATGGAAACTTTATTACAACAAGTAAAACCTGTCATGGAAAAACATACAGGATTAAAATTATCTGAAACATATTCATACGCTAGAATATATAAAAAGGGTGATGTATTAGCTAGACACAAAGATAGGTATTCTTGTGAAATATCCACTACTTTAAACTTAGGTGGTGATGACTGGCCAATATATTTAGACCCAACTGGTAAACGAGGACAAGCTGGTGTTAAAGTAAAATTAAATCCAGGTGATATGTTAATATATTCTGGATGTGATTTAGAACACTGGAGAGAAGAATTTACAGGCAAAGACTGTGGCCAAGTATTTTTACACTATAACAAAGCAGGCTCTAAAATGGCAAAAGAAAATGCTTTAGATAAAAGACCTGTATTAGGCTTACCTGCATGGTTCAAAGGTGTGAAGTTGACTAATTCTACAAAATAGTCTATATAATAGACTGGTGGGGGGAGACACCACCACAACACCCTCCCCCTGCTTTTAATCTGTTCAATAACTAATAAATTTGCTATAGTGGTTTATTATGCTACAGAAATTAGGGTTTTTACCAGGATTCAATAAACAAGTTACAGAAACCGGGGCCGAGGGTCAATGGTTCGATGGTGACAATGTTAGATTTAGATATGGTTCACCAGAAAAAATAGGTGGTTGGCAACAGTTAGGAGAAGACAAATTAACTGGCGCAGGAAGAGCAATTCACCATTTTGATGACAATGCAGGTATTAAATATGCTGCAATAGGTACAAATAGAATTTTATATGCTTATTCTGGAGGAATATTTTATGATATTCATCCTATTAGAACAACAATTACGGGAGCTAATTTTACTAGCACCTCATCATCAACAACTGTCACTGTTACTTTAGGGTCGCCACATGCATTAAATGACAATGATATTGTTTTATTTGATAGTGTAACAGGATTAACTGGCTCAACATTTACCAACGCCACTTTTGAAGATAATAAGTTTATGGTAACATCAGTGCCATCTACTACAACATTTACTATAACTATGGCCACAGCGGAGTCTGGCACACCGTTGAGTTCTGCTGGATCAGCATCTGTTTTAATATATTATACAGTAGGGCCATCACAACAATTAGGTGGTTTTGGTTGGGGCACAGGTTTATGGTCTGGTACATCTCCGGGTGCTGCTACTACAACTCTAGCTTCCACAATTAATGATACGGTAACAGACATACCTTTAACTAACACTGCAGCATTTCCATCTGCAGGAGAAATTAGAATAGGATCTGAGGATATAAGTTTTACAGCTAATAATACTACAACAAATATTTTAAGTGGTGGTGCCAGAGAAGTTAACGGTACTACAAAATCAGGACATAGTGCAGGAGCAACAGTTACAGATATTTCTAAATTTGTTGCTTGGGGTGATCCATCATCTTCTGACTTTACGATTGATCCAGGTTTATGGATATTAGATAACTTTGGAACAAAATTAATAGCTTTAATATACAACGGTCAATGTTTTGAATGGGACGCTGCAGCAGCAAATGCTACAGGAAACAGGGCAACAATTATTGCAAATGCACCAACTAAATCTAGACATGTGTTAGTATCCACTCCAGACAGACACTTAGTGTTTTTTGGGACTGAAACTACAGTGGGTGATCAAAATACACAAGATGATATGTTTATAAGATTCTCTGATCAAGAAAATATTTCTGGCACTAATGCATACACAGTTACCGCGACCAACACGGCCGGTACACAAAGACTTGCGGATGGTTCTGAAATTATGGGGGCTATCAGAGGTAGGGACGCCATTTACGTTTGGACTGATACAGCATTGTTTCTTATGAAATTTGTGGGTCAACCGTTTACTTTTTCATTTGAACAGGTGGGTACAAACTGCGGGTTATTTGGAAAGAATGCTTGTATAGAGGTTGATGGCACAGCTTACTGGATGTCAGAAAACGGATTTTTTCAATATGATGGTCAATTAAGGTCCATGCCATGTTTAGTAGAGGACCATGTTTATGATGATATAAATGCTACATCTAGAGATCTTATTAATGCAGGTTTAAATAATTTGTTTGGTGAAGTAAGTTGGTTTTATTGCACAGAGGCCTCTGATCAAATTGATAGAGTAGTTACGTATAATTATCTTGACTCAACAAAACAACGTCCTATCTGGACTACTGGCACACTACCTAGAGCAGCATGGCAAGACTCCGCTGTTTATGATAGACCACACGCAACTTTTTATGATCCTAGCAGTAACGCCTCGTACGATGTTACTGGTAATACGGACGGTTGTACTATATACTATCAGCAGGAAACAGGGACCGATCAAATCAATGCTGGTGGAGTTGTTACGGCTGTGCTAGCAAATATAGTTTCTGGAGACTTTGATA